ATACTTCAGAAAATATTAAGACTATTCATATTGAAAAACCATTTACTTTTGAAGAAACCGAAATTCCAGAACCTGAACAAAAATCAACAGATATGAATATAACAGGTGAAGATATTAGCTTAATAACTAACGACAGCTACGCTTTAAAAAATGTCACAATTACTGATTTAGAAGAAGCTGAAGATTTATACGCATTAAAATCTGACTATAAAAAAATGTCACTCAACAAACTTAGAGAAGTTGCTGTTACTAAAGGTGTTGTAGCAGATGCCTCAAAATTAAAGAAAAATGAAATTCTGAAAATGCTTGGGGATGATTAATTTATTTTTATCTAACTTTAGTATAATATGAATAATAATTATTATACTATAGAACCAACACAAGAATTACAAGGACAATCATATAGTTTATGGCAACCAGATAGTTTAACTAATAGAAAAATTCAAGTTAACAGTGGTATCAGTTCTAACTGGAAATATAGACAATATATGCAAAAGAATGCTAATGAAATTATGAAATTTAACACTATGCAAACTATTAATGCTTCTGGAAATAATCCCTATACTGTTTTGAATACTAAACCAGTTGAAAATACTCCTTATTTATACACTTCTATTCATGATACCAGTAGTCCAACATATGGATTTAGAAATTCTGATCTTAAACAAGATTATATGACTAAAACTCAGATGAAATCACGTATGGTTGCTCCTTCTATTCCAACTAATTTTTAAATCTTTTCTCATTTAAAATGCCCAATTAAACATTTATTTTTTTCTTTATGAACTTTACCAAAATTGCTTATATCAAAACTACACGAATAACAATGTTGTTTATTTTTAGAATTATAAAAACATGTTTTACATATTTCAGAATGACATATAGAACATTTTCTAAGTCTTAATTTTCGGTCACATTCATAATCATCCCAAGATTTATAACACACATTACATTCAAATACTGATATTTCACAAGAAAAATCTGGCATATTTATATACTATAACCCAATAGTTTTATATTATATTTTTTAACAATAAAATGGGCATTTTAAATGAGAAAAGGTGTAAAAACAAGGTAAAATACATTATTAAAAAAGAATATAATACTAACTTTTAATAATTTATTAATGTAGATGAAAACATTAAGTATTGATGTAGGCATTAAAAACTTATCTTTCTGTTTATTTGAGTTACAATCACCTGATGAAAAATCAAACCATTTAAAAGTTGTTAAATGGGATAATATTGATTTAAGTGAAAAAACAGAATCAAGATGTATTGAAGTTGATAAAAATGGCTTATGTGATAAACCTGCTAAATTTTCAAAAGATGGAAAATGTTATTGTCTTAAACACTCAAAAAAACATAATTATCTACAACCTTCTACTGAATTTAAGCAATCATACTTAAATAAACAAAATATCAAAAACTTAATGGATATTGCCGACAAATATAAACTAACATATGAAAAACCTCCTAAAAAAGCACATATTTTAGGACTTATAAATAATTTTATTAATAATAACTGTTACACAGCTATCCCAAAAACTAATGCTAATAAGGTAGATTTAGTTACTATTGGACGAAATATTCAACATAAATTTGATGAAATGCTTGCTGAACATTTATCTAGCATTGATATTATTATTATTGAAAATCAAATTGGACCTATCGCTAATAAAATGAAAACTATTCAAGGGATGATTTCACAATATTTTATTATGCAAAATAACAATATTCATATTGAATTTATTAGTGCTTGTAATAAACTGAAAGATTTTTTACCCGAGGAAAAAATAGATTATAACCAACGCAAAAAATTAGGAATTCAAACTTGTATAAAAATAGTTACAAATGACTTTAGATTCAAAGAATGGGAAACTTTTTTAAATAAACATACTAAAAAAGACGATTTATCTGATTGTTTTTTACAGGGATTATGGTTCATTAAGAACAAAATTTAATTTTTATTTTAATTTAATTTAATTTTAGAATATATATATTTTTAATTCGTATTACTTAGAATTAATTGTTCTAATTAATTCATAATGGATAACAATATTATTGACATTTCGAAGGATTTTGATAATTTTACAACTTTTAACAAAGTAAAACAAAATAATAATTGGGATAATAAGAAAACCAATTTTGGAGGTGGACTTGAACTTCTTATGAATGATAAAAAAATAGAAACTCATGGTTCAACTAGTGATATTGATATTGAAGATTTAAATAATTTAGAAAATGAACTCAATGATTTAGCTGCTGAAACTTCTGAACCTATGACAAATACTTTTAAATCAGAATTATTTGGAATTAAAACTGAACTTGATGACAAACTATCTGTTTCTTTTAGGGAAGACCCATCTATCCGTATTTTAGAAGTTGATAATGATGACCATAATTCTAATTTAGGTTCTTCCACCGCTAATACTTCTTCTGATTCTAAAACATGGGATGGTTATGGAAAGTTTAACAATGTTCCTATAAATCCAGATTCTAAAATGTCATCAGAACCAAAATTATCTAAAGATGAAATGCTTAGAGAAAAGTTCAAGTATTTAAGAAAGCTTGAAGCTCTTGAAAAGAAAGGCGTTGAACTAACAAAGAAATATAATATGGATTCTAATCTTTATGAAATGATGGGTGAATATGAGATGATTATTGAAGAAAAAACTAAACAAAACTCCGTCAAATTTCAAGGTAATATGATGATGGCTATTATTAATGGTATTGAATTCTTAAACAATCGTTTTGACCCTTTTGACGTTAAACTAGATGGTTGGGGTGAACAAATTAACGAAAATATTAATGATTATGATGAAATTTTTGGAGAATTATATGAAAAATACAAATCTAAAGCCTCTCTTTCTCCCGAGCTTAAATTATTATTCCAGTTGGGAGGAAGCGCTATGATGGTTCATATGTCTAACACAATGTTTAAATCTGCTATGCCTGGAATGGATGATATTTTGAGACAAAATCCTGATTTAATGCGTCAATTTCAAACTGCCGCTGTAAACTCCATGGCTGGTTCTAATCCTGGATTTGCCGGATTTATGGGAGGCTTAATGAATCCAGGACCAGCATATCAAGAACCCCAAGTTCCTAAGGGAAGGGGACCTCCTTCACCAATGGAAACACAAGGACCTAATGGAATGCAACCACCACCTAATAGAGGCGGAAATAATATTGGGGAAATTAACGTGGGACGTTCTGATGTATCTATGGCACGTGGTGCGTTTACCCAAGGTTCTTCGTTAGCAGATGATGGAATTAGCATTAAAGAGAAAAATAATCAATGGAATTTAAATGGGTTGGAAACTTCTCAACCAGCACAAAAAAGCTTTAGACGTCCAGATATGAGAGGACCTAGTGATATTTCCGATATTTTATCTGGATTGAAAACTAAGACAATTGAAATTGCTCCTCCTATGCAACGAAATAATATAGTTATTGAAGATTTAAATAACAGTAGTACTATTAGTATTGATGATTTAAAGAGTATTCAAGCTGAAGGAAATGTTCCTAAACGCAGTCGTAGAAAACCTAAATCCGATAAAAATACTGTTAGTTTAGATATTTAAAGTAATTTCATTTTTATTATTATTTATTCTTTTCATATATATATATATATATATGAAAAGAATAAAAATAGGCGAAGGAGGATATGGTTGTGTACATAAACCAAGTATTCATTGTCAAACCCCACCAAAACCTGGGTTTAATTATAAAAAATATGTTTCCAAAATCATGAAAACAAGTAATGCAAAACAAGAGTTAGCCGAATTTGTTACAATAGGATTAATAGACCCAACAGATAAATATCATTTAGGAACTCCAATTTTATGTAAACCAGATTTAAATGAAGCTAATGTAAAAAATGATATTAAACAATGTAAAAACATTAAAATTGATGATATTGAAGCTAATCCTGATAAATATAGTTTGTTAGTTGTTAAATATGGGGGACCTGATTTAAAAGCTTTTTGTGATGAATATATTGTAGAATATTTAGAAAAAGATAAAGATTCTAAAACCGATAATTTTTGGCTTGAAGTTCATCATCTTATTAAAGGATTAAAATTTTTCAAAGATCATGGAATAATTCATAATGATATTAAGCCACAAAATATTTTATTTAACTTAACTAATGGTAAAATGAAATATATTGACTTTGGATTAATGAGAACAAAAAAAGCTGTCATTGACTCTTCTATAAATGATAAGAATTATTTAAGTATATATCACTGGTCACTCCCATTTGATTGTGGATTTATGAATAAGACAATGTACTCTGATTATAACAATTCTAATGCAAATAGAAGAACATATTTGAAAAACTCACTTAGTGAATTAATAGTTACGGGTTCCAAAGTTAATCGTTTTAACTTACCAATTAATAAACCAGGTTCTTTTGCCATTCTATTTACATATATTAACCCCGATAATACGGTTCCAAACGCAGCAACACAATATGGTTATATTAATTCATTTTTTGACGGATTTAATGAGATGATTAAAGGTAATAGATATAATACAGTTTTAAATTATATTGCTGATTCAATAGATGTTTTTAGTCTCGGTTTTACATTACAATTTATGGCTAATTGTTTTAAACGCTTAAATGCTTTATCATTAGAAGATTTTACTAGATTATCCACATTTTTTCATAAAATGTATAATTTTAATCCTGTATCTCGTGTAATTAATATTGACGTATTATTAAATGAATATGAAAATATATTACTTGAAATTGGTATACTAACAAGACTAAATAAAAGTTTTAAAAATAATATTCTTGTTGATAAACCACCTGCTCCACCAGTAATTGTAAAAGAAGCCAAAAATGATGAAGCATCTCCCCCAAAACATTTATCTGCTGATTTACAAGCATTAGCTGATGCTGACCCTATATTAATATCTGTTAAATGTCCGGAAGGAAAGGAATTAAATCCAGCTACAAAAAGATGCGTTAAGAAATGTAAAGAAGGATATAAAAGAGATGACAAATTTAAATGTTATAAAGGAACAAACAAAACTAAAAAAAAAATATCTACTAGTGCTAAATCAATTAAAATATGTCCAGAAGGAAAAGAATTAAATCCAGCTACAAAAAGATGCGTTAAGAAATGTAAAGAAGGATATAAAAGAGATGACAAATTTAAATGTTATAAAGAAACAAACAAAACTAAAAAAAACATATCTACTAGTGCTAAATCAATTAAAATATGTCCAGAAGGAAAGGAATTAAATCCAGCTACAAAAAGATGCGTTAAGAAATGTAAAGAAGGATATAAAAGAAATGACAAATTTCAGTGTAGAAAAAAAAGTTAAAATTGGTTTACTAAGTAATAGCAAAAGTGAAAAACTAAAAGTAGAAGTCGCAAATAATCATTTACATTAAATAATTTACAATTTTACGACATTTACCGCTTACTTCAAATATGTTTTACTTAAATAATGACAATTAGCATTCTTGTGTCGTATCTTTAACTAAATAATATTGAACTGCTGTCAATTTGTAATCATTACTCTTGTGTGTAGTAGGCATTATATAATAAATTAATATTTATTATAAAAAATTGAAATGCTTAAATAAAATATATTATAATTACATATACTAAAATGACGAGTGAAAGTAAAACAAAACCAATATTAATTATTGAAGATGATGAAACAGAAATAATTACAGAACCTACTTTGAATGTTATAGTCAATAAAGGAACTGGTGCTGGTGGTGCTAATACTAATTTGTATGGTAAAAAATTTGAAGAAAAAACAAATAATCAAACGAGATTGTTGAATGATGGATACACTAAAAATAGTTTTACTAAAAAACCAAAAAAAGCATATGATTACTATTTGTCAAAAACATTTGAAGATAAAACTATTATATTTGTATTACAAAACGGATTAAAAATGTATATGAAACATAAATATAATGTTGAATTATTTAGATGTCCTGATGAGGCATACATTATTGAATATAATACAGGTAGAAAGGTAATAAAAATATTAGAAAAAAAGGAACAAAATGTTAGTGGGTCGGTAGAAACAAAATTATGGGCATCACCATCGTTAAAACGAGAATATGAATTGGTATTAGGAAGTGAATTTGAAGTTAATTATTGTTTATGTATAAATCTATATTTACAGAATTTGTTAGTTTCAAATAATAAAAAATATTTGACATTAAATAAAATTTTAAGTGAAAATAAAATAGATATATTATTTGGCGATGATGAAAATTATTTTGAAATGATTAATAATTGGATAACTAAATAATTGTTGTTTCTTCATTTAATGTTTTGTTATTCTCTCTATAATTTTTGTTATATTCTCTTATTTTTTCTTTGTTTTTATTGCGATATTCTTTCATATATTCCTTTCTGTCTTGTTTTGGATTTTCATTTTTATATTTCTCTCTATATGATTTATATTTATCATAGTTTAAAATATAATATTCTTTTCGTTTTTCTTCACATTTATCTTTGTTATTTTTGCGATAATCTATTTTTATTTGTTTAATCTTATCTTTATTTTCTTCATAATATTCTCTATCTGTATATAGATTTATTAACACATAAATTGTTCTCAATATAAAATCTTTCTTTTTTATGTTATTCTTCTTTATCTTCAGTATATATTTTTTCAATTAATTCTATTTTATAATCGTTATTTTTAATAATTTCAAATGATGTATAATAATTATTGCTATTATTTTCTAACCACTTATTATAACATCTTATATGGTCTTTTAATCTATACTCTAATTTTTGTTTTGTTGAACCTATATAAATTAAATTGGTTTTATTACAAACTATTTTATATATACTACAACTCATTTAATATAATATATTGATTATATTTATATTATATTATTCAATTTTATTTGTTTTTGAAGAAAAAATTAACTTCAAATGAAAAAAAATATATAATATTAAATACGATATTCAATGAAAGTAATATTGCTGTTTTATTTGGAGATGATGACAACTATTTTGAAACATTTAACAAATGGTTTAATAATTCTTTATAATAACTTCCTTTACTTTTGCTTCTGGATTTTTAGAGTTAATTGCTCTTTTACATAAAATAGATGTTATTTTATATTTTTCACTTGTAAAATTATCACGAACTAAACTAACATCAGCATTACTTAACATCATTTTTTTATTTGTTTCAGTTAATTTATGTATTAATTTAAATAAATTATTATGGTTGTCAATATTAAATCCATTTTCAGTATATCCAACAAAAGAAGTGTCTGTTTCTGGTGCGTATGGAGGGTCAATATATACATAATCATTTGGTTCAATATTATTTAATGATGTATTAAAATCACTACACTCAAATATTACATTTTGTATTAGTTTGTGGATTTCGTCTAAATGTTCTTTGTTAATAATTTCAGGATTATTATAATGTCCGTAAGGAACATTAAATCCTTTTGGACCAACTCTAAAAACGCCTCTAAAACAAGTTTTATTTAAGAATATAAACATCGCAGAACCTATTGTACTTTTTTTATCAGTAAAACTTAATTTATTATATTCACTTCTAATCCAATAATAGTAGTTTTCTTTTGCTACTTTCGCTTCATCAATATTTTTTGGTATTCTGTTTATTTCGCCATCTCCACAAGAGTTAAATTCAGTTATCAATTGTAATATTTGATTATACAACTCATTATGGTTTGATTGAATATTTTTATATATATAAACCAAAGGTTCATTTAAATCATAAGCATATATATTTCCGTGTATTTTTATAATACCATTTTTAACATATGATAATAAGGTCAATAAGACACTGCCTCCACCTAAAAATATTTCACGATAATTATTTATGTTCGTTGGAAATTCAATAATTAATTTGTCTAAAATTTGAGTTTTTCCGCCAACCCACTTCAAAATAGGTTTAGGTATAGATATTTTTTTATGGTTAATATCCTTTACAAGTTTATTATCATAAATAATGTCATCTTCATCAATAATTTCAAACTCAATTGGTTTTGATTTTTTAATTTTAACTAATTTTTCCTTAACAGCAGTGTCTATCATTTCTTTAATCTTGCTCTCAACTACACAAGGATTTTTCTTATTTAGATGAGTTGTATAATGAGATTTTTGGTTAAACTCTTTACCACACTTTTCGCAAGTATATTTACCCATATTTAGTTATAATATACCTTAATATTTTATTTTTAATTCAATTTTTTAAATATAAAAACAATATTTAACTAAAAATAGTTAACCAAGAACTTTTTATACTCGGTTCTCCAACTGCTTTTAATCCATTAAAAGAAAACCATTTTCTTATTTCAGGTATTAATTCCATGATTTTATTTTGTATTTCTGCATTCTTATCTAATTCATAAAGTGTATATGTATTCTTATTGGTTAAATCTAATATGGATATAATTTTTCCTATAACATCTTCTTGTTCTTTTTATATAATTCACTTTTCAATCGCATAGGCATCTTAAATATACTTAAAATAACAAATAAATTTTAAGTATATTTTTATTCAATGATGTAAATGTCATTATTTGAGAAAAATATGAAAAAAATTGAAGGTGCGGTTTTAAATCTTCAATGGTGTAAATTGTTTTTCTGAAATACTTTAAAGATGCGGATTTAAATTTTCAAGGGTGTTAAGCAAAAACTTTTATAAATAAAATAACATATAATTATAATGACAACAAAATATGAAAATGGATTATTTATTTTTAGAAGAGATTTTAGAGTAATAGATAATGTTGGACTCAATATAGCTAACGGCATTTGTAAAAGAATATATCCTATATTTATTTTTACGCCTGAACAAGTTACTGGAGCAAACAAATTTAAATCAGACAATTCTGTTCAATTTATGATTGAATCATTAGAAGATCTATCGTTACAAATATCTAAAATGGGCGGACATTTAATGTGTTTTTATGGAAATAATAATACAATTGTATCATATCTAATAAAACAACTTGATATAAATATTGTATGTTTTAATGCTGATTATACTCCATATGCTATTCAACGCGAATTTGGGATTATAACTATTTGTGATAAAATGGGTATTCCTGTAGAGTATGCTCATGATTATTATTTACATCCACCTGGAACAATTGTTAATGGACAAGGAAATCCTTATCAAAAGTTCACTCCATTTTATAACGCATCTGTTAGAAAGAAAGTAGTTTTACCTGCTAATTTAAGAAAAATACATTTTTCCAGTTCTTTAAAGCATTTACAATACAGTATTTCATTAAATGATGCTATGAAACGTTTTACTAAAATAAATCCGAATATTTTAGTTCATGGTGGAAGAAGTAACGCAATATCTCAGATGAGAATTGCTTCTAAACACATTAAAAACTATCCTAGAAATCATAATGATTTAAGTCATTCAACATCAGAACTAAGCGCATTTATTAAATTTGGTTGTGTTAGTATAAGAGAAGTTTACAAAACATTTAGATCAAAACATGATTTTATTCGTCAGTTATTTTGGAGAGATTTTTATGCTAATATTATGTATTCATTTCCATATGTATTGGGTTCAGCAATGAAGCGAAATTATAATAAAGTTCATTGGCATCATAATTCAAATTGGTTTAAAAAGTGGTGTGATGGTGAAACGGGATATCCTGTTGTTGACGCAGGAATGAGACAGATGAACAAAACTGGATATATGCATAACCGCGCGCGTCTAATTGTATCTAGTTTTCTTGTTAAGACATTATTAATATCTTGGGAAGAAGGAGAAAAATATTTTGCTCAAAAATTAGTTGATTATGACCCAGCAAGTAACAATGGCAACTGGCAATGGACTGCTGGTTCTGGTGCGGATTCACAACCATATTTTAGAATTTTTAATCCATGGGAACAAGGTAAAAACTATGATCCAAATTGTGAATATATAAAAAAATGGGTTCCAGAACTGAAGGATGTTCTTAATAAAGATATTTTAAATTGGGAAGATAAGTATTTGGATTATAAAGACATTAAATATCCTAAACCAATAGTTGATTATAAAAAACAAAAAGATTTAGCATTAAAGATGTATTCATCGATATTTCATTAAATACCTTTTATAATAATTTCATCGGCTTTATATATTTCATAAAAAAACAATAACTGCGTGTTTTTGGTCTCCAGTTAATATAACATTTTCTTCATTGTCTCCTTACACTTAAAATTACCACAAAGCTGATATACAAATATCCTCAAACATTTATTATTAATTATACTAACAAATGTTTAACTGGTTTTATTAATAACTACTTCTTTCGCAATATTTTTCGCAATTTTTTCGTAATTTTTTTCAGATTCCTCTTTTGTTGAACCAGACATTGAGTTTAAAATTATATTCATATATTTATCATTATCTTTTGATTCTGGATCATTAAAATTTGGATGAGCTTTTTGCCATTCAGTAATTTGCTTCATATTTTTATTAGCGACTTGTTTAATTGCCTTAGTTAAAGAAGTTTTATTTTCATCATCTTTAATCCACTGATTATCATCTTTTATGTATATTGTTTCTCGTTTTGAATCACTACAGTGAATTGGTCTTTCTGTATAATCTATTTCATTTAAATTTTTAATAAATACTTTGCTTATGCCTTCAGCATATCCTAATTTTCCAGTATCTTCTAGTTCAGATAATGATACTTGAATTTGGTTAACAAAATCAGTCATATTAATAGCATCTTTACAAGTTTCATTAAGAAAAACCTGTAAATTAAAAGTTTTATTACCGCAATTGTTGTTAGTTGTGTTATATGAACCGGCTTTTTGAGCTAATTCAATAATTGTCTTGTTTTGTTCAATAAGTGTTTGCTGTAATTCTTTGTTTTGTTCTATAAGTTTTAACACCAATTCTGGTGTTAGTTGTGTGTTAGCATCAATATTCATTACATCAAAATCACATTTTTGTTTGTGTTTCCAAAGTCCGCTCCTTTCTTTGTAAGATTTTCCACAATGGCATGTAAACATTTTTTTTTTGGTCTGGTTGACACTATTGTCAACATTGTTGAAATTGAGCGTTTTATGTTTTTTTGTCAAATTATGTTGTTTCCAATGTTGTCTTTTAAAGCATTTATAATCACAATTTTCACAATAAAAAAATGTATTTTCACATTCACTATTTTTACTAAAATTTGTTTCCATTCACTATAATATTTGTCAACAAAAAATAGTGTTTAAGTTTTTTTTGAAAAATATAAAAAAAAATATCGTCACGCTTTTCGCGGTAATTGTTTTGTTTTTGTGACGATAATGCTCAGAACCCTTGATATTGAGGGCCTTTTTCAAAACTTTTTTCGGATTTTTAATTTTGGACATTTTTTTTTGTCCATTTACGAAAACCTAAAATACTTTTTAGATTTTTTTTATGACTGAAAAAATCACCAATATTTTTATTTTGGTTTTGTTACGATAAATAGTAACAAAACCAAAATAAGTAAAACACTGAATATTTACCGGTTCTTTAGTTGGCATAACCCTATTTATATTATGTAACACATTTTTACATAGCATTGTCAATCATCTCTTTAATTTTACTCTCAACTACACAATAATTTTTCTTATATAGATGAGATTTTTGGTTAAACTCTTTATCGCACTTTTTACAAACATATTTACCTATATTTAGTTATAATATGAATTAATATTATATATTTAATTCATATTTTACCAAAAATACCTAATTCTAGTTAATTAAATATTTAACTATTTTTATTTCCAAATAATATAAAAAATTGAAAGTAATTAAATATTACTCTTCTTTATTATAAATGAATATTAGTTGTTTACCTGAAATGTCTACTAGTCCTACTTTTATATTTATTGATGGAAGCTACTTCTGTTTTTATCGTTACCACTCTTTACTTACCTGGTGGAAAAATGCCTATCCCGAAGAAATTAACGTATTACAAGATCCTTATCAAAATCTAAAATTTGTTGACAAATACAAGAAAACATTTGTTGATAATGTTCAAAAAATACCAAAAGGTCTTAAAATTAATAAATCCATTAATCCAATCATTATTGTTGGAAAAGATTGTAAGAGAGAGAATATTTGGAGAAATGAACATTTTCCAAATTACAAAGCAAATCGGGCAAACGATTCGGAAGATGGATTCATGGGGGGACCATTCTTTAAAATGGCTTATGAAGAACAACTATTTATTCAAGGAGGAGCACGTTCTATTTTAAAACATCCTAAGTTAGAAGCAGATGATTGTATCGCTATTACTGTAAAACATTTATTAAACACATATCCAACATGTAATATTTATATTATTACATCTGATAAGGATTACTTACAATTAGCACAAGAAAGAGTCCAATTATATAATCTTGCTTTTAAAAAACTAACAGAACAAAAATCTTGCACTGGAGATTCTAATTGTGACCTATTCTGTAAAATATTAACTGGAGATACTAGCGACAATATACCACCTGTTTTCCCAAAATGTGGACCCAAAACTGCTATTAAGTATTTTGAAAATAGAGAACTATTGGAAAAAAAATTACAAGAATCTGAAACATATAGAACAGCATACGAACTTAATAAAAAAATCATTGATTTTAACAATATACCTAAAGAATTAGTTCAAGAGTTTATGGGTAGTAAATTTTAAAATGGTGTTATTGGCAAGTCATCTCTAATAAATATAGCTTCGCCATTTATATTCCAACTAACAACCATTGTAATTATTTCTATACCTACTTCCATTGCCTCTTTAAACGCATCTCTATATTCAGGATCAATTACTGATGGTTGAAATCTATCCACATCAGTTCGTTGTATAACATAACACATTATACAACGAGTTTTTGTTTCTCTTTTAATTAATGTTAGTTCTCTTATATGTTTTAAAGCTCTTGGACTAACAGAAACTGAACTTTTTTTTCTATAGCCATCTGGAAAATATGCTACTTTTGAATTAAATTCTCTATCACTAAAATCCATTTTTTCTTTTTCTTTAGCATTTAAATCTTCATAATCAGCCAATGGAACATTTTTAACTTCCATAATAAATGGTATACCATTTTTATCTATTCCTGTAAAATCAAAACGCGAATCTATTTTATCCTTTATATAAATAACAGTTTCTCTTCTATATTTTCTAATATTTTGCAGTCTGGTTAGAAGATTTGCGGTTAAAGCGGCTTCGGTTAATGACTCGGCTAATTTAGGATGAATACCAATAACTTGTTCATTACTTCTGTCTCTCAATATGGACAAATATACAGTATGAGAACATTTCATATTAGCCTGATTTTTTGGTTTGGATTTTGATTTGGGACTAAGAGAAATTAGAACAGTTGCGTTTACATCCGCTAGACCACAGCAGCCTAAAGAAGCCGTATGACCTAATACTTCTTCATTATCACACCTAATATCTGCTACATAAGGTGTTTTAACATATTTTGAAGGTCTTTTGATTACTTGACCCTCTATAAGATTATCAATTTTCATTAAAAGTGTTTGGGACATTTGTTCGTATAATTATAATACTTCGTATTATAATTTTTTTATTCAATTTTTTATTTACTAGTCTTTAATTTACGAGTATTATTATTTTTTATTATGTTTTTCTTCTCAGTTTTTTTCTTTTTATTCTCAGGCTTTTTTAAATTATAAGCATATGCTTCACTCATTGGAGCTGGTACATATTCAAACCCAAATATATCAGCCCACGCTTCTCTAATGCGTTCAAATGTGTTCTGACATCTTACAACGTTTTTTTGTAACATATTTGCTGATGTTCCTGGAAATAACTCTAATTCAATTGTTACATAGAAAGAGAGCTTTGATTTCTGTTCCTTAGCTTTATTTTGAGCTACACTGTATGGAACTATTTTTTGTTTTGTATAATATGAATTTTGATACGGGTAACGATAACCTTGTTGTGGCATATAAATAACATTTCCAAGCATATTTGGATTTAAGGGATTATATTGATAAGAATATTGTTCACTTGGTCTTAATGTAGCATTACCTCCAGAAATCTCAGATACATTTAAAAATTCTCGCAACATTTTTTTTCTTTCTTGTAAATCTTTAATTTCTTCCTTATATAATAACTGTTCAGCTTCTTGTTCTAAAGTCTTTTTTTCTTTTAATTGTTTTAATTGTTTATATTTATATTTATAGTTTTCTATTTGTTTATTAATCTTTTCAATATCATTATTAATATTTTCACTTTCAATACGGTTTCTCCTTTGTGTTTCAAAATATAATATATCATCTATTAATTTCTGTTCTCCATATCCCATTTTCCTAAGTATTTGTCTATCTAAGTTTGGACAAGAATTAAATATAAAATATTTTATATATATTGGAATATCATTCACAGTAAAAATATATGGTATATTTGTATCACGAACCAATTTAAACTTGTGTGTTTTACCTTTATCTGTTTCGGTTCGTGTATATACAATATACATATAATCTGTTAAAATTACGTCTGTAGAAATATTTGAAATACTACAATTTATACGAAATTTGTTCAAAAAATTATTTGGATTTCTTTTTACTTTACGTTCAGGGATATCTTTAATCTCTCTATATCCATTATATAAATTATATAATACTTTACCATCCTTTTCAGTTTTAGATATTAATCTGTATGAATATCCTTTATACAAAACAATATCACCAATATCAATTGGCAAGTTTAACTCAAACATTCCAAACATAATAACTTTTATTTTCAAAGTAATTTCTAAAATTACTATAATATCAGGAACAGATTCAATTTTTGTTAAATCTATTGGAGCATCTTGTTCATTATTATAATCCGTTACTAATTGTCTTATTGTATCTGTTGTAAATATTTTTTTTCCATCTTTTTCTGTAGTATATAAATTTGTTGTTTCACTATTTGTTAATATTAATTGTCCATTTAATCCATCTGCTACAGAAGCATATAAACTATTTAAACCCTCTTTATCATTATTAAAAACCATCCAGTCTAAATATGAATTTACATTAATATCTTCTATAATTCTATCATACCAAGCATCTTTTACAACTTTATTCATATTGTAAATAAAATCATCTGTTTCTTGTATATCATAATTTTCAATAGTTTTTTTTAACCACCAACTACTTTTAAAAGTATATGGTATTATATTACTACTTTGTTTAGCGACTATATCATTACATTCTTTTATAAATCCACTTTTACTTATATTTGGTGTAATTATTTCAGCTATTTTTTGACAAGATGAAACAACGTGCTCTCTTGATTCATTTATAGATTTTATTCTAGAACGATAAATAATATATTGATTATTATTTTGTTTTTGTCTTGTTTGAACTTTTATAACATCATTAAAATCGGTAGTATCCCATAAAATTGAATTAGGTATATTACTTTGTGTACCAAGTTGTTGCTTTTGTATAATTTTAATAATTAAGCTGTAATATAATTCCAATGTTAGTGAAAATTCAAGATTCAACTGATTAGTATTTTCCTCGGCTACATAAACTCTTATTTGTCTTGAACACAGAATTTCTAAAAGATATATATACAAAATTATAGCATCATATGCGTTTACACTACTTCTAATATAACTAATATAAAGTTTTTCAAACTTTACATTATCAGAATTATTAGTGTCTATGGCATTTAATCCATCACTTTTAACCAAATGCCATACATATTGGTCATATGGATAAATTGATTTTCTCTTTTCTGCCATTATACCTTCAGCTTCAATTTGCTTTAATATATTATTTTGTTGCTCTAATGTATAAGCGTTATTTAATTGTTTACTTGTATCATCGCAAATACTAATAATATTACTTGTAAAATTACTTATTTCTTTTATGAACATTTCTAAAGTTTTAAATAAATTTACCCATATATCAAATTGATTATATGAATAAGTTAAAAACATTTTAAAATTATAAAGTTCATATTGTTCTTTTTCAATTAGTAAAAAATTTGGATTTTTTCTATAAACTTCTGCTTCTTCCGCAAAGTTAATTTGTGGTTCTAATAATTCCTGTCTATTTTTATAAAGTTGTTTTTCATAAAATTGTTTAAATTTTTTATAATTTGTAAAATATGATACAGATGAAGGATTACTAACATCTTCCTTAATTAAAGAACTTGTACTAACAATATCATATTCAATACATTTTAAAGCTAATTCAGGTTTTTCATAATATTGTATAATTGAAATATATTCTACTTTCAATGATTCTAATAATGCCTTTATGGTTTCAAAATATACATGTTGCTCTTGATATATTTGATTAATAGTATCAGCAATTCTAAAAATTATTTGCATATAACCTATTTTAAGCTGTATAATTTCTAACATTAAATCTTGAGTATCTTTATTTGCCTTTAAAAGTTTTTTAATTGCTTTTACTCTTTCATCAAAATTTGTCTTATATTTTCCCAACTCAATACACGCATCTATATAAGATTGGTCAGCATTATTTAAATTTAGTTTAGATTTATTAAAAGCATAATATAAACCAATTAAATTACTTTTTTTATGTTTATTTATAAAATTTAGCAAATCAGTTTTATCAACTAACAAAGATAAAGTTAATGGGTCTCTAGCTAAATCAATATTATTAGAATAATTAATGGGAATATTTTTACGTAAATATTTTGCTAGTAAGTCCATTATATCTTGAGAAACACCTGGTAATTCATCCATTGGAATAAATGAATCTGTTATGCCTGACATATCTTTTTTAAGCGTAGTATTATCAAGATTATCAGTAGCATTTTTTAAGCCAGAAGCCACTACAGATACATTTTCACTTTCAGATATATTTGAAGATGCTACATTACCTTGTCTTAAAATCTCAGGAATATCATCTTCTTCTTTTTTAGCCGCATCTTCAATCTGTTTAACAGATAAATGTGAAAACTGATTTAATAATTTTTCTAAAGGTTTTTTATCAATTTGCCAATCGGATGGATTAAATTTTACACTAACAATTGTATATGGCTTTTTATTAATATAAAATATATTATTAGTTTTAAAAAGATTCTTCAATGTTATTCGTAAATTATTTTCAATAATATGTTCATCATATGCTTGTTGAAAAGTTCTTTTTTTCTGCATATACCTAAAATCACTTAAAATTCTATTTATCATAGAATCAAACTCCGCTGCTTCAAAAAATTGTGTCATTAAGGCATCTTTTGGTGAACCAGATGGCAGGTTTCTTATTGGTGCTTCATAGTATTTAATTAAAGGATCAAAATAAACTGTATGGCTTTTACTTTTAGGAACAGACATGTAAGGTTCATAATTAACTTTATAAAAATTAGGAATTCGTGTTTTAATATAAATTATTAAAGAATTTGGTAATTTTGAATCATTAGTTTTCATCTCTTCTTGTTTTTGAGATGTCATTTCTGTATATTCTTCGCCATTTATTTTTATTTTACTCATTATATATACTATTTGATAATATATATTATTTAATTGTTTATAAAACTAAATAATATTAATGCTAATACTAATACTAATACTAATAATTGGATTTATAACTATTATCAAGATAATTTCCATAAAGTGTAAACATTTGTCGTTGATTTTTTTTTTGTTTATCTAGTCTAGCTTTTTCTAGAACAACAATGGCATCATTTATCTCTTGTTCAGTAATAGTTCCATCGTCATTAGTATCAGCAATTTTTGCTAATATTCTATATTTATGTGGAACGCAACAATAAGGGCTTTCTTCATTAAATAAATGATCAGAAAGAATAGTAAATACAGCAGTTAATACTAAGGCAGTATAAATATCACGAGTTCCCATCCATGACATAGCAAAAACTAACAGCTGTTTAGTAACATTCATTTTAAGATATTCTTCTGTTGATTTGCTAAATTGAATAACAATAAATTTAGAACCGACGTTAAGTAAAATCATAACAACACCGGCAAAAAATTTGCTATTATTTAGAAACATTATATGGTTATGAGCAAAAGCAATAGTATCATACAAAATAGACATTGTTATATTAATTTAATATAAAAATATTAGATTAATTAATAAATATTCCATTTTTTTAGTTTAGTCATAATAACATTTGGTCCATAATTATCAACAAATGTTTCATATGTTTGATTTATATTTCTAACATATGGACGATATAATGAATTAATTTTAGGTGTAAATCCTTCAGCTGTATAATAAGTAAAGTAAATAATCCATAGAAGAATTATAATAGAAACAAAAATTTTAAAATATATTTTACGCATATATATTTTAATATTAAAAAATTTTAATGTTAAAAAAAATATTTTAGTGGTATTAAACTGAAGCATAAGGAGAAAATCCTTCTAATGATGAAGAGCTTGAGGTTGTATTTAACATTCCACTAGTAAAAGGACTAACTTCACCAGTAGATGAGCTATTCATATTAGGATTAACCGGAATTGTTTTAGAATTCTTAGACATAATAGCAGTTTTTATATCTTCTTTATCAACACCACTTGTCTCATCAGCAATAGATTGTTTAATATTACTAATTTTCTTTTTAGCGTTTTGAGCTGCTGAATTGGTTAAGATAATTTGTCCACCGGTGGTATCGGAATTATCTTCACCAATAGTTGTAGGTGTTTGATTTTCCATACCTTCAACAAAACTTCCAAATTGATTTACGGATGTAATAACTACTAATGCAGCTAATAATCCTAAAGTTCCATTATTTATAGCAAAAAAGATAACTACGCATACCAAAAATAGTCTTCCTAAAAGATAATCATATAAATTATTAACAATTTTTGGATTTACTGCTAAAAATATTGCTAACGCAACAAAAAGAGCTCCAATACTTTGGGTTTTAACACTCATTATATATAACTTACATAATATATTTTTTATACGTTTTAAAACTTGTTTTAAAGTTCCATATTTTCAGATTGTTTTATAAATAATTATCTTATTTTTTATTAAGAGAATGTCTTATTTAGCAATGTCAGCTGCCCCAATAGATAATGATAATAATCAATCAATATATCCTACCGAAGAAACCCCTATTAATAAGAAGAGACAAAATCATAACAAAACACAGAAATATCGTCAAGCATCTAGCGTTTTTAATCCTCAAAAAGTTAATTCTGTATTACAATCTATTCACAATAGCACTCCTGATGATGATGAACTAGGAAACTACGGAACTGCTGTTACCGCAAAACATTCAGATGATTTTAAGCCCATTAATCCATTTGAATTTCCTGCTAAACCTGTTTCCATGGGTGCTGAAAGAAAAAAACAAGAAGGTATGTCTAATATGGAAGATAATTTAGTTCCACAACCAGCAGATGATGAAAATTTAAAATTACAAGAATTACAAAGTGCTTTTATGAATAATGAACAGGTTAGAGAATATTATAGAAAATTGGTGCCAAATTATAATCATTCTAATAAATCTGAAAATAATAAAAACTATTATGAATCTGAATCATCTGGGTATAATCTACCATCTAATAATGATAGAAATCAAGTTTTGATTGAAAAATTGAATTATATGATAAATCTGTTGGAAGAACAACAAGAACAAAAAACTGGAAGTGTTACAGAAGAAGTTGTTTTATATTCATTTTTAGGAGTTTTTATTATTTTTGTAGTTGATAGCTTTACAAAAGTTGGTAAATATACACGATAAATGTTTACACCTTTGCACATTTAAAACGCCGATTTTTTAATGTTTTTATTTTATTTCCTGAATATAATAAAAATTGATTTACTTTTTAATTAATACATTATTACATAACTTATATGAATTTTATCAAAATGAACCAAACTAACGGATATATTTATGTTAGAAATCATCCATCATATGATGTTGATGATGCGTGTAAAATGGGTAAGGCAATTAATATTCCTGAAAGAGATACACAATATGCTACTGGTGAAATTAAGAGAGGATATTTTGAAGCGGTGTTTGAAGTCCCTATTGAAAAAATAGGAATTTATTTTATAAATATTAATTTTTTATATAATATAAAGTAATAATGTTTAAAGGCTATAGAAATCGTCTAATAGCAATGGATAAAACTAACAAAAGTGTTAGTTCTTTAGTTCATGTAAATAAATGTACTAAATGTAAACGTTTAAATCCAAGTCTACAATCAGCAGCGTTAAATAATGTTCAATATTGTTTATTTTGTGGAAATCCGTTTTACCTAGTTAAGTCGGAAAAATAATATTGATTTTTACACCCTTGAAGTTTCCTTTCGGTATAAAATGAAAGGAAACTTCAAGGTTTGCATATTATAAGGCATATAAATTTTAAGAATTCTTCTAATAACCCTAATGAGTTATTGCTTCTTGATAAATAATTTGGGCTTTCTTTATTATTTTGCGTATTATTAAAAATAAATAAATAATAGTGTTGTTTATAAAATGTATTTAGGAGCTTTTTTACTTTTAAACTTATTTTTACAATCAAATTCATTATATAATTTAGTTTCACGTAATTTAATACTCAAAAATAATAATTTACCATTTAAAAAACTTTGTAACCCTATTTATAAATCCAAAAAGAATAACGTAAATAATTTTGCTGAGTTTAATGATGAAGACACTGATTTTGATAATGAATTTGGAGTAGAATTAGAAGAAATATTTAAAAATAACAATGCTATTCCAAAAGAATTAGGAATTAGAGTATTTTATCCAAAGGATAATCCTGCTAATTTTTTACAAAAATTGTTAAACAGTGAAGAAAAGCAAAATAAAAAAAGCAAAAATTTTGAACTAATTTATAATAATAATTTTAATTTTAGTAATGTAGGTGGATATAATTTAGTTAAAAATGAACTTTTACAATGTGCTGATATTCTTGTAAATTACACAAAATACCAAAAATATAATGTTAGAACACCAAAAGGTATAATTTTAGAAGGACCTCCTGGAAATGGTAAAACAATTTTAACAAAGGCATTTAGTGGTGAAATAAACATTGGATTTATTCCAGTATCTGGTTCTCAATTTCAAGAAATGTATGTTGGTGTTGGACCAAGCAGAATTAGAGAATTATTTGAATTTGCTAAAAAGAATAAGCCTTGTATCATTTTTATTGATGAAATTGATGCCGTTGGAAGAAAACGTTCTACTGATTCTGATTCTAGCTCAAGTGAAAGAGATTCAACATTAAATGAATTACTTGTAGGTTTGGATGGATTTAAAGAATTAAATGGAATTTTTGTAATTGGAGCAACTAACAGAATTGATTTATTAGATGTTGCTTTAATTAGACCTGGAAGAATTGACAAAAAAATATTTATTGGAAATCCTGATAGAAATACACGTAAAGAAATATTACAAATTCATTTAAAAGGAAAACCATATAACCCAAATATTCAATTAGATAAATTAGTAGAACTAACAAATGGTTTCTCGGGTGCCGAAATTGAAAATTTATTAAATGAAGCTATGCTTTATGCTTTAAGAAATAATAGAGAGATTATTGAAAAAAATGATATTGAAATTATGGCAAATAGAATTTTAACTGGATGGCAAATTAATGAAAATAAATTATCACAAGAAATGTTAAATCAGGTGGCTGTTCATGAAATAGGACACGCTTTAGTAAGTATTTTTACTAGATACAAAAAAATAATTAAAGTATCGATAAATCTATGGTCACCAAAAGCTCTGGGATTTACTTTATTTGATGATACTGACGATAGTATTATTTCAACAAAAGAAACGTTAAAGAAAGAAATAATGGTGTTATTAGGAGGAAGAGTGGCCGAAGAAATATTTTATGGCGAACAAATTTCTTCGGGTGCTGTAGATGATTTCCATAGAGTTAAAAATATAATTCAAAAAATGGTCATTGATTATGGAATGGGAACAAATTTATTTTTACCATATAATTCAGACAAATATAGGGAAAAAATTGATAATGAAATAGAAAATATTTTTAATGAAGCATATAAAGAAACCAAATTTTTACTTATGAATTCAAAACAATTAATAAAAGATTGTGCTAATTTACTCATGATTAAAAATGAAATAACTGAAGATCAAATTAATAAAAAAATAAAAGGAATTTATGATTACCTTATTAAATAATATATTAAAACTATTTAAAGAAATATTTTACTCTTTTTTAATTTATTATTAAGCACTTCTCCGATTTAAAAGGACTATACGCAAAATTATAGAAAAAATATGCCATCGGAGATATTACTATTGGATGTGTTCTTATACAAATATTATTTATTATACAAGTATTGTCACTTATATCTTCCACTGTTAAATATCTAAAATTACTATGATCTTTTATTATTGACCATAATGATACTTTAAAACCTTTTATGAATTCTTCTCTTGTTAGTATCCCCCCATTAACTGATGCTATACATGATATTATTTCTTTATCTTTTTCTATATATGTACATACCTT